ATATTCCGCACTCCGCCTGCATTCTTAGCCATTGTTGGCCTCCTCCCGACGGCTGTTGTAGTCTCGATTTTTGAGCGCACGGCTTATAAATCCCTCGCTGCCGGTGATTATTACTTTCATTTTTGATAATTTTTTGGTCCACTGAACTGTAAGTCGAAAAAAATGTTTATCTTTGCAATATGGTTTGATGCTGATTCTCCTTAAATCAGACAGGGGCAAGTCTTAGGATGCGCACCAGTGCAAAAGGTCTTCGTATTCGGAGACCTTTTTTATTAGAAATCATGGACTTTATTATCTGAGGTGAAATAATATTTACCATGAATTCCTTGCCGCGATAACGATTGAATTTCTGAACGAATTTTCGCAGTATCTTTCGTTAATTCAAAAAATACTCCTTTTGCACCTTGCTCTCGTACCGCGTGTTTGGCATACTTCGCCATATTATTGTGAGAACCAGTTGATTTTAGGTCATGGAGTTCTCCTTCTATTCTTGCATCGGGTTCTCCTGGGCCATCTTTGAGATGCTCAACCTTCATTCCGTTTTGGGCGGCAACTACACACATATGCCTCTCCTTGTCGTATTTGTCTTTTTCTTGTTTTGACTTGCTGGCCTGATCTAAACGCGCTTGTTCGGTTACGACATATCCACCCGTTGACTCGTCAAAATAGGTTTTATCCCAATCCTCACCATATGATTTGAACTCGGCTCTTTCAACTGCATGTGGGTCTTTCTTGACTGCGCCCGAACCGCTTCCTCTTACACCGCCGTATGATTTAGCCATTGTTGGCCTCCTCCTTGCGGCTGTTGCGCTGGTCCACTTGGTAAGGGTCGACGTAGATGAGCCCTCGTTGTCTGCAATAAGATTTACACGTTTCACCGCCACCATAAACAATCATATTCGGCGTTTCCACTCCGGAAATTTCTTTTGCGATTTGCCATTCTGCTTCCAGATGACACAACTCCCCCTCGTGGCCGCGAGTCGCAAATGCGTTGTAGCCATTCGGCACTCCGAGTTTATTCAGCTCACGGAACTTTGGCGCCACGTTGAGGTCAACCCATACACGGACACCGCACTCCTGAAGCCATCGGGCAATCCAACGCTTTTTATACAGGAGTTGCAGGCGTAGGCTATGGGCGTGGTCTGGAAAAGCGAGAAGTTGGGCTCTACCGCTTCCTGACAACCGCTCTGCACAAGTCGCTCCGGGCGTTGCCAGATGTTGGTGAATCGGTAGTCATCGACATAGAAGTGATATGTGGCAATGCCTCGCTTGGCGCGTGGTGTCACTCCCCATCCGGCGAACGGAAGGAGTAAGCCGCCCGGAGGTTGCAACTCCAATAATAAATTCGGGATCTCAAGCTCGTTGTCGCTTGGATATATTCGGTCTTCTGCCTGGGCCATATCTGATGATGTTTTCTGATGATGGCCACAAATATATTGCTAAAAAGCGTCGAATATCCAAATCTGCAAATTCTTGAAATCCCGAATATTACTAAATTGTTGGATTCTTTGTGGTTGCTGAATCTGCGAATTGCAGTTGCATTCAGTGTTATATATGCCTGTTACCCTTTTTGCAAAGGTATATAAACGAGATTAATGGCACTGAGCAGAGTTAACACGACAGGGGGCCTTCATGACTTCTTGTTCTTGGTTGGTTTGATTTCGTTGACGTGATCGTAAATTGTTTTGTGGTAGATGTGGGCGCATTGGGATTCAAGAGCGCAACCCTTTGAATTGCTCCAGCCGGCACAGCGCAGGATAGCGTCACACTCCATTAGAGCCTCAATATCACGGCCCATATAGTAGGAGTATGGCTTGTCGGATTCGGGGCAAACGTCAAAGGGCGTTATTGCCTCATGCCCTTTGCACTCAACCATTTGCTTTACCTCATTGGCCCGCTCCTTGCAGCGAGCGAGATTGAGGCCGGATATGGGTAGTGAGATGTAGATTTTCATAAGTCTGCAAACACTTTTTCAAGTTCTTCAAGCTCTTTGGTATATCTCTCTTTAAGAGTCTCGGTAACGTATCTTGTCACTTCTTCTTTCAGCTCGTCGGGAATAATGTAATGGCAATCAGTCATTCGCTTAAAATGACCATCCCAATATTCGATGTCCTTTAAGTCGTGCTTTAGTCTCTCAATTTCGGAGCGAATCTGCGTAGCTTTCTCTAACAGTTCATCGGTCATGCGTCCTCCTCATCTCTCTTGCGTATGCGCTGGCTTATTCCGTCGACGGCGTAGAAAAAGTCGGAGTAGAAGCCCCGAATGGCCTTGCGGTTGAACAATGCACGTCCTACCGCAAAGGGGATGTAGAGGACGTAGAGGATAACTACGACAACGGCACTGACGATTGTGCTCATCAGTGCCGTTGCTACTTCTGTGATGACCTTGCCTATCTTGGCAAGTCGCTCACGCTTGGTGGGTTTGTTTTTGTTTCTTCCATGATTATATCGCTTTGGTTTATTTAATGATACAAAAAAGCGCGGCACGGCCTTGTGAGTCATGCCACGCCGGATAGGACACGCCGCTCTTATGCGCGCCCAGATGTAGTTAAAACAATTAAGAGCTATATGTTATTCCTCGGCAGCGTCGATAGCGTCGGCGTATTCGGTGAGCCGTCGGGCTATATCGCGCAATGCGGCCGACAGCCGGGCGTATTCTTCCGTGGTGAATTCGCGCTCTTTATTGCACACCGTGATGCCGCGCACTTTTTGTACAAACCAACTTTGAGATTTATTAAAATATTCTTTTGCCAGCTTCGACACATTGATTAGCCCGCCAAGCTCGAGGAACGTAACCCACACGGCCTCCGATTTCACTTTCATCTGTTCGGCTCGCCGCCATGCAGGGTCGCATATCTGTTCAAATGTAGGTTTTTGATTGTCCATAATTTTTTGTAAATTTGCCCCCGTCTCTCACCCGGGGGCTTGTTTTTAACTTTCATCATTCAGGCTGTAAAGCAGTCCTCTGATTTGATTGACGATTGGTTGATTTTTCTGATTCTCTAATATTGCAAGTAGGTCGAGGATTCGATAAATCAACCATTTTTTTCTGTTCATTTCATTTTACGCCTCCTTTCTTTGTTGGGTTTTGTTTTACACTACAAATATAGTAATAAATTTATTAATAACAAAATTTTTAGAGATATTTTTTCAAAAAAACGCGACATGGCTTTGTTGGTCATGTCGCGCTCGGGTGCCGATGTCTGATGCGCTGTCAGACGAAGAATTGTTTAACTCTTAATGCAGACTGTCGGCCAATTCCTGCAACTCGTATGAAATGGTATAGAGCGCGTCGCTCAGCGTCTTTAACTCCTCGGAGGTAAATTCACACGGCTTGCCGTTCTTGATATTGTTGTTGAGTTTCTGGCTGAACCAGCATCCGGATTTTCCAAAGAAGCGTTCGGCTATATATGCACCGTTCAACACCCGCAAAAGGTCTTGGCGGTCGTCCATAAACTGCAATTTGGAGAGCACGGGATTATTCACTTTGATATTTTCATTATCTGCCATTGTAGCGTCTATTTTGAATCCCCCTCTCCTCCCCCAAAAAGGAGGAGAGAGGTTTGTTTTTTAATCTTTCAGCAGTTTTCTTAACTGCTCTTTAATTTCGGCCTTAAACCAAGGCCTTCGACCTTTGTCCTTGATTCGACGGAGGTTGTTGAGCATGTCAACAAGGTCTTTTACCTCCTTTGCAAATTCTTCGTCTGACATTTTTGAAGATTTTTGAGTTAAACAATGTGTTGATGTTCTCTTGTCTTTCAACATTACAAAGATAGTAAATATTTCGTTACTTTGCAAATTTTTCGACAATTTTTTTGATTATTATTTGCGTAGCGAGTGTTTTATTAGGGTTTCGTGGGCAGCGAGAATTTGTTTTTTATTTTTCAATGCCCGCTAAGCCATGCCTCGGCCTCGGCGCGTGTGGAGAAACGGCGGCGGATGCGCCGCTTGCCCGATGCGTCCTGTATTGTCACGTCGGCGCGCCAGCAGTCGTGCCGAGGACGGCCTTTGCCTCGTGAGGATGTGTCGTGGTAAACTTCGCGGTGTGTGTTGACGCGTGTCTTGATTCGTTCCATTGAGGTTGTGGGTTTAGGTGAACAGCAGGGGTTGTTTTCTGAATTTGTTGGCCAGAGCGATTATGTCCTCGATGAAAGGGTCGGCGGCATATCCTTCGAGGTCAGCCACCATCAGGGAGAAGCTGATTTCGGCCTCAATCTTGCGCAGGGCGCGGGCGCGGGCCGTGTTTTCAAGTTCGACAGGGTCGACCTCGGGCATGGGCGGCGCGTCGCAAGTGTCGACGTATGTGTTGATAGAGAGGTTAAAACCATGGGCGTGGATTTCGCCGATGCCTACGCGGCGGCTGCGCCCCGTGGCGTTGTGCACAAAGAGGATGTCGCGCGCCGGTGTTTTCCGGATTATTAGCAGGGCCGTCTCGGTCTTGGTGTCGACGAAGTGGCCGCCTTCGATGGCGTGGATTTCGTGGATGTAGCCTTGCTCGACAAACCATTGGCGTATCCGGCCCTCGCGCTGGCCGCGGTAGAGGATGCCGGGAAAGCTGAGCGCGGCGCATACGCCGTCGTCGGCGAGCATCCACAGGCAGTGGAGCAGAAACGCCCAGTCGGCGCGCGAGGGCGGAGGCAGGCACGGCGCGGCATCGAAGCGCGGGTCGCCTTCCATCGGCTTCCATTTTACGGAGAATGGAGGATTTGCCACGATGGCGCGGAATCGGCGGTCGGCGAACGCGGGGGCGTGCAGGGTGTCGCCCGTGGCTATATGCGCGTTGGGCAAAGCCGCGGCATCAGCCACAAAGTCGGGCTCTATTTCTTGGCCGTATTTTGCCACGTCGTCAGGGAATACAGCCAGGAGGTCGCCGGCGCCGCAGGTCGGGTCGTATACCTCGTCGATGTCGCCGGGGATAAATGAGCGTAGCATTTCCGCCAATGCGCGGTCGGTATGGAAGATTCCGCGCTCGGCGAATTGCTTGCGTATGGATTTTACGTTGTACGCCATTGGAATTATTGTTTTTTTATTTCATCATGCAGTTGAATGCGAGGCATTGCTTGGTCGTTTATCTTATAAAAGTTTGTCTTATGGTTAAATTTATTTTGAAATAATTTGCATATTTAGTTTGATTAGTTTAATTTTGTGGTTGTATATTAAATTTAATTTATGAAAAATAGAATTAAAGAGGTGATTGACAGTCGCAACATCACCCAAAAGCAACTTGCCGAGGGAATCGGAATGACAGAAGTCGGCATTTCCAAAGCCATAAACGGCAGCGCGACACAGGCAACAATCAACAAGGTTGCAAACTTTCTTGGCTTGCAACCGGAGGAACTTGTGATTCATGATGTTATGCTTCGTGCGGCATTTAGTTCAGATAAAACCCCGCTTAAGTTCGGAAAACTTGAAATACCATGTTATGTTCTTGACAATGGAATGCGCGTATTGTCGGGACGTGGTATTCAAAGGGCAATCGGTTATGAGAGCAAGAGTGGCCAATGGATGAAAAGTTTTATAAACCTTGGCGGATTAAGCACCTTGGTTTATGCCGGGGAAGATAGTATAGCAACTCGATTGATGAGCCCTATTCGTTTTTTGCGTAATGATGCGGGCGGCTCGCAAGAAGGAACTAACGGCTACGAAGCAACCCTGCTCATCGACATATGTTCGGCTATCATTGATGCAAACCGAGCCGGCGACTTTAACGACCCGTTGATGGTCGCACAAGCCGATATTATAATTCGTGCGGTGGCGAAAGTGGGTATTATAGCCCTTGTTGATGAAGCCACGGGATATGATAAAGTCAAGAACAAGGCTAAGGAGGCTTTGCAGAAATTTCTTTCAGAATTTCTCAACGAAGAGGCATCTCGATGGGTGAAAACATTTCCGGATTCGTTCTTTGAAATGGTTTACAAAATATATGGTTGGACTTGGAGCAATGCCAAAGCGAAACCCGGCTATGTCGGCAAGGTAATAGATGATTGGGTATATCAACGTCTTGGCCCAAAGGTACGCGACGAACTCCGTAAACTTAACCCGGTTAATGAAAAAGGGAACCGTGCCCATAGGCATCATCAATTTCTTGCCGAAATAGGAAAGGATTCCTTACAGAAACATCTTGAAGGCCTTCGCGTTCTCGCTATTGCAGCCGGGTACGACAAGATTAAATTTTTGGATATGCTTGGTAAAGTTTATCCAAAACCAAATGAACAATACACTTTTGATTTCGATATGTAAATCAAATCGGCGAACTTTTAGATTTTGGAGTTCGCCGATTTTGCTTCATGCCGGCAATTATTCATATTTGATGATTGTTGCAGGCTCAATCTATCGTAATCCATTTCCTTTTTCTTGTCATTTTTATCCGTTATAGGCTCGGCCTTGTATCCGCACCATACGCATTGGCCAGAGACAACTGCCGGTGCCCAATTCTCGCGGTGGCATTTGGGGCAAAGCATCAACAGGATTCTGCCGTCGTCGAGCCATTCCACGCCGTTTTCTTGTTTGATTGGTTTGCTCATAGTTATTGTTCCATTAGTTCGGGATTGTCGTGGATGTTGCCAACGACTTCGAGGTGTTTCTTGTCGAAAGGGCGAGAAATAATGCAAGGACGGCCATCGACGCACGGCTTGTCGCGCTCTATCGCCCATGACATAGTGTGCTTATCCCAGAAGATAGCACCTTGCTCTCCACGTCCTCTACCGCGCGTGTCTGTGGCTATCCAAAAGACGACATCGCCTTCGTACACCTCTTTGCCGTTGCGGTCGAGCAGTCCGGTGAACTGTCCTACGGTTTCGGGAGCAACTTCATAATATGTTGCGCCGCTCGGTGAATCGAGTTTATAGGAAACAATTTTGTGTGTGCCTGCAACGGCCGCATAATACCCGTACACCCACTCGCCATTGTCGAGGCGTTTACCTCGAAATTTAATAGTTCGATTCATAATTTGTTGATTTTGTCGGTTAATTCTTGTGAGAAGCGGAATGAAGGCACACCATCGACACCAAACAATTCATCTGCGAGGCAGTGAAATTTTAATATTTGGTCACATTCTTTTTTCAAGCCGCATTTATCGCAGCCGGATAATGGTGAACTCACCACTTCATATGCTTTGCCGTCAATAATGATTGCGTCAATCTTTTTCATCATTACTCTCCTTTCTTGAAAAATTCTGAGCCGAAAAGTAGCTTGTACTCGTCCATAATAAGTCCAAGTTCATAAGCCTCACATTCGCGGATGCCTTCTTTCATTAAGGCATACCTTTCTCTGATTGCTTCTCTCTGCTCCTCGCTCAGTGTCGAGGGGTCTATGATTGGGGTTGTCATTGCTCCAGTGGTTTTAGTGTTGATTTCATTTTGCGGTTGTACGGCATCCAGGCCTTATGCGAAAGCCGATACCATACGTCTGTCGGCTCATAAAGAAATGAGTGGATAAAGTTGGTGTCGAAATACATCAACGCCACATATCTTTCTTCACCCTCTCCATATACTACAAGGTAATGACCATTTTTCTTTGGCGTATCTCCGCTGTCCTTGCAGATGTGCCAATCGGGGCTATCAAAGTATTCAAATAAATTTTCCATTCTATTTTATTCATTTAATAAGTTCAAAATCGTAGACGAACACCCAGGGGTTGCTCTCCCACGTTCCTTTGCCGGAGATGCGGTCTATAAGTAGTGCATAGGCTCCTTGTGGAAGTACACACGGCTCTAACGGCATATTGGGGGCATAGTAGGCGTCCATAAAATGTGTGTCCTCAGACCCAACTTTGCCTTTTATCACGCCCTCCTTGATGCAGTCCTCATCGGAAATATCCTGCAACCGCTCAACGCGCACGTTGGTTATGCGGATGCGGTGGGGCATGAGGTCGGCACAGACGAACATCTTGTTAGTCCAGCCTGCGCCACTTGGAAATATGCGAGGGTCGCACGTATCGTCATAGAAATCCTTATAGCTTTGCGCCACGGCTACGACTTCGCCAACCTGATATGGCAACTCGGCGAGTCTTTCAACAAAATATATTTGCTCAATCGCTTCCCCCTCGCTTATAGCGTCAAGCGTTGCCTCAAAATATTCCAATTGATACTTACTTGCCTTTTTAACAGCCGATTGTGGTATTATTCTCCTTGTCTGCGTCTTTCTGCCGGACAGCACGGCTTCGGTGAGGCCGTAGCGGTCATTGAACATTATCTTTTTCATCGTTTAGGTCTTTAATTGTTGCCCACTCGCTTTCAGTGATGCTGTAGCCGCATTTTTCACAGAAATGAATGTAACTGTACCACGGGTCTGTATGTTCCACTGTTGCTTCCTGTATGAAGCCACATTCAGGACATCGGATTATCTCTTTATGTGTAGGAAATTCTCTCATCTTTATGGTCTTTCGGGGTGAAGTCTGGGCAGTGTTCGCCAATGCACCCGAGAAGGCAGGAACAGAATACGCCATCTACGGATATAATTTTTCTACGCTTGGCGCAGAGATAGTCGTGAAAACATCCGTCAACTATCAGCCATGCGCACTCTTTCGGACTTATTTGTCGGTTCGTGCCAGTCTTGGTTTGTTTGTTCGGGTCAACGCCAAGCCCTATGAGTTGTTGAGATTGTTCGGGGGTTAATCTATCTTTCATAATTGTCTTGTTTATTGTGTTCGCGGTTCAGAAGCTCGCATAGGTAGTCGGCAATAGTATTTGCTTTTTTGGGAGTCATACCTTTATAGGCATCACCCCATATACAAGCAATCACATGGCCTCTTGAATCTTTTACAACGGCATTGTAGTAGGCATCACCATGTTCAACCTTGAACGGCGGCTCAAAGTCTTTACCTTTGCCGATAATATCCTTGATGTTCATTTTGTGCGGCATTTTTCGATGATTGCTTTGATTCTTTCGATGCACTTGTCGCGGTCTGCAAGATTACGGAAAATCATGTCGCAATAATTGACTGGTATACTTCCTGCACCCTTAGTTTCAACGCTTACCCATATTCGGCATTTAACTTCTTGCTCCTCCTTCCACTTCATCCATGCTGTATATGGGTCGAGCGGGTATTGCTCATAGAGGGCGCGGGAGGGGAAGATTATACACGAGCTTCCGCAAGGATAGTGAGTCCCATCAGATGCCAGGGTGTGTTTTTGGGCAGCCATATCCTGTATAATCAATTTGTTATCCTTAATCTCTTTCAGTTCTATCTGTCCATAGCATTGAGATACAAAAAATGATTTCTCGTGCCCTTTCAGCAGCTCGCAGAGGTTGAGTGGCGCGTCGTTATCGGGTTCTTCCGTGTAGAACAGTTTCTTGAAGTCGGAGAGAGTATAGACCGGATTATGGCCGCGCCACTCGTGTTGAGCCGACATGTCGGTTTTATCCACAAGGCCGGCACAGGCGATATAAACGGTGTCTTCGCCGTAGGTCTCCCAATACGTATTGCCGGTCAAAGGCTTGTGGTCGCTCCATTCATATCCGCATCCATGGAGGATACGTAGCAGCTCCTTGGCTTCGGCCTCGGTCGAAGTCGTGTTCGAGATTGTCGAGGGCTTCCTGCTTTGACGGGGCGGTTGTAAACTGGGTGGCGAGGTAGACGTTGGCGGCTCCGATGATACCGTTGATGTTGATTGCGCGATGCTCGCGGACGAACTTGACGGTAGCGTCGTGGAGTTTGCCGGCGAGCATGTAGCCGAGGTTGGTTTGCTGTTCTTGCGGTGTCATTATGTTTTTATTGTTACGGTTTCTTCATAAGTGGCTTTCACGGGTGGCATGCCGGCCTTGATTTCGGGGAAGCAGTCGAGGCCTCCTATGAAGCGTTCACGGTCGCTTTCGTCCATGGAATACCAGTAGCCGTCTTCGTCATTTTCAGGCATTACGCCGTCATAGAAGTATAATTCACCGTTGGCGTCGCGGCAGAGCCATCCGTCTGCTTTTTCAGTAAGAACTTTCATGTGCTTGTGGGTTTAGATAAAATCGAATAAAGCCATGCCGGTTTTGCTTTCGCGGCAGATAGCCATCCGGCGACGGAGTTTCTTGCGGTTGAACATCGTGTAGAGGCAGGGGAATATCTTGCCGTACCACGACTGCATCGAGCCGACGTATTGCTCTACGCCGAGCGAGGGGATGCCGGGGATAAGTTGCTCCCACGTGCGCTTGTCGCGGCACTCGTAGACCGTTACGCCGCTTAGGCCTATCGTGACGAGAAGGTCGTTGAGGACATATTCGTCGTACTTGCCCTCGACGAGCAGGCGCACAGGGAGGTCGACTGCTTCGGCGAGGTCGAGGGCGTATTCGAGACGGCAGTATCTTGTGAGGCCGTGGCTTACGTACCATCCGCTCTTGGCGACGTGACGGACTCGGATGTCGATTAGCCGGATGTCCTCGGCGAGCTGTTGCGTGAAGCTCTTTTTCTGGCAACGTGCGCTCCACGTCAGCAGTCGCGCCCACCACTGTACGGGGCGCATGTAGGTGAATGTGTTGTGGGATGCTATCATTTTACATTGGGGTCAAAGTAGATGCACTTATTGTTTTTTGCCACCGGTGCCATCCACCATTTCATATATGGCTTGCAAGGCTCTGAGGGCGGGCAGTGTCGCTTGCAACGGTTGCATAGAGGCTCACAAGCCCCTATGCAATATGTGTAATCGCTGTTCATGTCAGTACCATGATAAAACTACGAAATCGTTGCGTTGGTCGCTGTTGGCAATCCATTCAGCTATGTAGCGAATGAATGTTTCAACGGAAACTCTAATGTCGTAGAGTTGGAGCCATTTGCCGAAGTCTTCACGGTCGGCGACAATCTTTCCTATGAGGTCGGCAAGTTCGGCGCGCGGCACTTCAAGCCGCTCAGAGCACTCAACGTCCTCACCCTCCCATGATAGACCTGGGCAATTCTCTTGGAGCATTCTATTAATATCGGCTGATTGATTGTTGAAGTAGTCCCGAGTGTGATGCTTCACTTGATACACCTCGGCTACATGGAGTCTATATCCCATTGCTATTTGGATTTGTTGGTTTGACTTATGCTATATTTTCAAGTGCGATGTCTATCGCTTCCCATAGTCCGATGAGGTCGTTGTCTTCGAACTCTGTTTCCTCGCCGGTGCAGTCATCGCAATGAATGGCGGATAGTTCAGTGACAGTACCCCAGGCTTTTGTCAGCTCACTGCTTGGAGGAGTCCAATAATCGCCGTGGTCAATGTCCCATTCACCACAACATTCATAAGTGACCTCGATGAGCCATCCATCTTTCTCGAATGTGAAATAGTTGGGTTCATACTCGGAGCATGGATTCCAACCGTCCTCATCTTGTTCATAATGACATTTGCCGACATTATGGTCTTCTCGGATAATTTGTCCAACTATTGTTGGAATTAGTTTTTTGAGGTCTTCAATAGATTTCATGACGGTTGGTTTATTGGTTTGACTGGGTGTTTATAGGTGGCGTTGAAGTTGTGCGCTATAAATCGACTCTTTTCTGTGATTATTTTGATGTATCTTGTTGTTTTGCAGTGTTTTATTATACTATAAAGATAGCAAATTAAAACAAGAAATGCAAACAGATTGACCACCATTTAACGTTGTAAAAACGTGAAATAGGAACCTTAACTTTTACTAACATTTGTATATAAAGCAGGCGTCACTCTCGAATCGAAAATGACGCCTGCTTAGAGTGGTTCATGAACGCATACCCACTGCTATTCTGCTAAGACAGCAGACTGTCAAACAATCCTGGTTGCCGTGGCGATAATGCAGCATATTCATCCCGGAAGAATTCCTCTTTGGTGCGTCCATATTTCTTTCCCTTTCGGGTATGCACATCGTATGTGTATGGCGGTATCTCTATCGGATAGCGACGTACGTCCTCGATCCACATATCTACCTCCACATCGTTGCGGTCATAGATAAGGTTTTGTAGGTGATCTGCATCCCGGCTCTTGCGACACTCGCAAAGGAGAATAACGGCTTTACTCACGAATATGCGCCCTTTGGGGTCTTTCTTTCCCTTGTTGACTAACTCGTGGCCCTGCCAAAGCGCCTCAATCTCTTTTGTGATAATGCCATAGCAGTCCTCGACACTAATGGTGAACAGACGCTTCCATACATAATCCATGTAGCCACTTGACCACAATTCCAGCGCGAAGAATCCGGCCACTCTTGCGTCGGCACGACGGATTGCTTTCTGCATTGCACTGCTTACCTCAAAAAAATCATATCCTTGAACAGTTCTTATTATCATAACTTGCGGTTTAATATCCTTGTTTTCAGTAAAGTTAACCATAAATAACGGATAACAGGCAATAGAATTGCCACCATTTTTACACCTTAACGTTTACTGACATTTTAGTCAGAATTTGAACTTGCAAGAGATGTTATACTCTACGAGATGCCTGGTCTCATCCTTGCCGTTGCGAGTCTTTCCCTTCATGTAGATGCTGTTGCCGAAATGTTTCTTGATGAACATAATCGACCGAAGTTCCTCTTTCCGATTTCGTATTGAGGCAAGACCGCCCTCGCTTATAAACGTACCCTTTTGAGAGAAACTGTAACGCAGGTCGGTTAATATTCTGCGCTCCTTGAATTTCATATAGCACGAAATCCAGAAGTCTTCTTTCAGCCTCAGTTCCTCGTTCCACCACACATTTTTATTGTGGCGAACGCCATAGGAACAGCCTGTTATCATATTTGAGAGCGAAAGATATGCGGTTTCATCATACATCACCGGCGAGATTCGGGAGGTGAAGCCGAAAACATGAACATCAAGCATGCAGGCCATCTCGTAAAGATTTCTGATTATGGCCGTGATTGATGCTGGATCTTTTACAACAGTCAACTCTCCCTTCTCGGCCATTAGGCTCTTCATGGAATGAACATCGTCATCGAGCATGAATATTTCTCCGAAGTGCTTTGCCATCCAATTCCGTTTTGGAACAAGTCCTATGATGTCATCTGGATGGGTCACAATCTCGCACTCGGGATTGAATTGCCGATAAAGGTCGGCCTGACTTTCCGCAACGCAGATAATCGGGTCGGTGAGCAGTTTTTTTGCGAACACTCTGTCGTGTCGTTTATGACTTGGTATTACTATCTTCAAGGGCATTGCGCACGTCTTTTATGTCGATTACATTACTCTTGCTCACTTTGCCGGTCTTGTATGAGCGCATACGCTGCATGCCTAATCGCTCCCGCAGCCAATTGCTGTCAACCTCATTGGCAGATGCTATGATGAAAAGTTCGTGCTTTTCATCAAACTTGGGTATGAGAGGATAGACCGCACTTTCATCGGTAATCGCGTCGAACCTCTCTTTGAACTCATCGGCAGGCTTCTCCGGAGCAAATTCCACGCCCCAATCCTGAAGTTCGTCTTTGTCCCATTCATTAGCCATTATATCCATATCATTCTCTCCGAAATTCACATTGTCCTTCGTTGCGTATTCACGGAGTTTCTTAACGTCGGTGGACGGGGCGAGTACCTTGCAGGGAAGTTCCTTGTAACCGAGTTCCTTGCAGGCTCTGAGCCGAAGATTACCGCATACGACCACATAGCGGCCTTCGGGATATGGGAACACTATAAGTTCCCTCAATTGAAGCATCTCGGGCGATTCCTTGATGCTCTGTTTCATCGCCTCATAGCGATAATCCCGAAAGAACCGGGGATTCTTCGGGAGTCCTTTGAGTTGCCCCTTGTTGAAATCAAGAAGCGTAATTGGAATTGTTTGTATCATCGGTGTTTATTACATCATTGGGTTTTACATCATCAATAAACAGTCTTTGACCAAAACTACTTTGGGCCTTTGACGTATGGCCATAGCCCTTCCGGATAGTCGGGATAGCGTTGGCGGTAGTCGGCCACATCCCTTAACAACTGTTCGATGTTGTTGCAGTTGATGTGTTCCAAGAAAGCAATGAGCCAATGGAGCGTCTCGGCGGTGGCTATCTCGGTGCTTGACCAAGCATCGAGCGATAAGTCCCTTGGGATTAACAATTCCGGCGATTCCCTTACATCAAATACAAAATTTAGATGAACTAAGGCTTGTAGTAAAAAAGCACGGGAAGATGAATTGGGGCTGACGCGGCCGCTTGCGACGGCATTGGCTAATACCTCCTTGGCAAGTTTGTTGTTTAGGACTATCATGCGTCGGTGGAGGTTTTGTGGTAATGACTGATTACAGTCCGCCACGGGTTGATTGGTTTGACTTGAGAGAGGAGTCGGCTCGGGAGGTGACTTGTTAGTTTTCATGGTTGTGATGTTTATTATAAGTTATTTGGTTATTTTCAATGCCATTGTAGCCACGTTAGTACCAGATTCATCGAATGCTCCACGAGGTATCTCATGTTGCTCGGCTTTCACGTCTATCAGCCATTGTCGAAACTCCACGCACTCACGCTCTGATGCCTGACACCAATGTTGGGATGTTATCACGCACAACTCTCCATTATTTGGGTCAAGGGCTTCATACATAGCTCTTATATGTCGGATGTCCTGATTGCCGGAGAATGGAGGATTGGCGAAGATTCTATTGTATAGGCACGGAACACCTTGTGTGAAATCCTCTCCAACGAGTTTCACACCAGCCATCTTCTCTAATATCTGTCTATTTTCCGGCATGAGTTCAAACGCATCAACAACGGCATCGGGATTAACTCGTTGCACAGCTTTTATTATGCTCCCTGACCCGGCGCTCGGTTCAAGGATTGTGTAATCGGGCTTAATATCGGATAGACTTACGAGCCAGTCAGCCAACGCGTCGGGGGTAGCATAGAACTGAAAGTCCTTTTGTAAGTTGCACCGCTCTCCTCTTAGGAGAATAGAGGCTACTCGGGTCGCGTCGAAGTCGAAAGTAAATCCTTGTGTCTTCCCACCTTGCCATTTGCCCCCAGCTTCCATAATCCACTTCTTTACCTCTGCATATGACTTAGGATTTAACTGCACGTCAGGGAGGTAGAGTATGTTATTCTCAAACCGGCAATGCTGAAAAACTTCTTGCACACTCCATTTCTTTCCGGCTTTCGGTTTCATGTTGCCGCTTTTGCTTGTATCTTCTTCGATACCCATTAGCTTTTCAAGAGACTTCATGACTTTAAGTCCGGCCTCTGTCGCTTTGTTGACGTATTGGAGTAAGACCATCATAAACTCAGTGTCAACATGGAAACCGTCTTCAAGATAGATACTCTCTTTTTCTATCATCTCAGAGAGATTACACACCTCAATAAGAGTCGCATTGAGTAGCCGTATTAGATTTTGTTTAGATTCTGTCATTACCAATTGATGTTACGATTAATTTCCTTACGCTGCTCCTCTTTGGAGCGTTGTAAATATAGCCTTGTAGTATCCACGCTCTCATGACCAAGCAATTCAGCCAACTGAACAACATCTTTGCACCTCGCGAGATATTGTTTGGCAAAGAAGTGCCTGAACGCATGGCAATGCGCCTTCTCTCTTGGGAATCCAGCTTTGTCGGCAAGAAATTTCAATCTTTGGTCAAGACCCCTTGAAGATAATTCACCACCTCTGGCTGAACACTCAATTAACTTTTGGTCGGGTTCTATGCCGGCTGTTCTGATGTACTCTCTTATCTCCTGGCTAAGTGATTTTGGGAAGTAGATAATTCTTATCTTTTTGCCCTTGCATCTTGGGAATGCCTCTCCATGTAGGATGTCAGAGAATTTGATTTGGTCAAGCTCTGACCGTCTCATTCCCGTTTGGCCAAGGGTGCGGACAATCCAATAGAATCGTATATGGCCGTTAACCCTTAGCCATTCAAGGAAATCGTTGTACTCGTTTAGAGTCGGAACATTTTCAACAGATAGCGTTGTCGGAATGTGTATCTTTTTCAACTTGATAGGCTTCTTTACATACTCTCCATATTGTGTCAGTGTCAGCATGTAGAGGTTGAGAGTCTTTGGAGCGCGCCCCTCTGCCTCTTGAGTTGAGATGAAAATACGGCAATTCTCTACGTTGAATTCCGTGAAGTATCGAAAGAATTTCTTCATATGATCGCTTTTCATTCTTATGGATGCGGGAGAATAATCGTACTGCTTTTCACACCATGAGATAAAGCCTGAGACCTTGAGCTTATTCGCATCTGACATGATTTCCAACGGTTTGACTATTTTCTCTTTCGGTCTTCTTACACGACCGAACCTAATGCCGCAGAAATAGAAGAAGTCCCGTAGTATCTCAATTTGTGCGCGAGTAAGGGTGCACTTGTGTTGGGAAATATACTCTTTGCAATCTTTTTTATTCAGACCTATCCCAGCCTCTAAAAATCCACATATAACAGCAACTCTATTGCCACTAAATGGTCTCTGTGTCGTAGGAAGGGACAGCAGATAATTGCCAAAAAGTGTAGACTTATCCATAGTTACAAAAAGACGGCACCAATATCCGAGGTGGGTATTGGTGCCGTAGGTGGTTTGATGATGTATTATTTATTATTCTTCAGGTCTTGCAGTTGCTCGCAGATTGCTACTCGATTGCCTGATTCTACGAGTTTGGGCAGGTAGGTGTCAATGGAATGTGCAGGGAAGCCGCAGAGTTGATGTGTTTTGCCCTTGGTCGTTCTGGTAGTGAGTGTTATTCCGAGAACGATTGCGGCGGTTTCTGCATCATGCTCAAATAACTCATAGAAGTCACCGACACGGAAAAGGAGAATTGCGTCCGGGTGCTTCTTCTTCATCACCTCGTATTGCTCCATGAGCGATTTGTCGGAAGTGTTTTCGTGGATTACCGCCTCGGACTGGTCGGCTTTTTTCTCGGCCTCGATTTTCTTGCCGTGAACATCGTAGCCAAGTTCTTCAAGCCGCTCTTTGAGTTTTGAGTTCTTTTTCTCGGTTGCACGGATGATTTTCATATCCTCCTCTTGAACTTCATCGGGTTTCCAGAGCCTCATAACATCGGCGCAGATGTGAGCAGTGAGTGCGCCGGGATACCAGCCCTCGCTCATCTTCACTCGGAGGAATTCACGATACCACAAGTCGCGGTCATCGGTGTTGCCCTTGGCGATGTCGTAGATTTGCTGAACTGTGGGCCGCATACCCGAGGACTGGCAGATTTTGTAATACTTTGTGAAGAACTCCGCAGGGAGTTGGCTAAGTATGAGGGCATCGAATCCTATTTGTTCTTCATCTCTGAGAGGACCGCGTCGGCGAGTGGTGCCTATCTCCTTTGCCATGTCGGAGTGGTTCTTGCCAATTTTCTCGTTGCAGATTTCAAGGTTGCGCTTGTACTGCCCTACGAGCTTTACAGCTTCCGGTGGTGCAACCTCGCCGGGAGTGGCAGATGCGTCTTTTGAGATTGGCTTGATATAGTAGTGAGCCACTTTGGGAGAGGGCAAATCGCCGATGCCGAATATATCTATGCAACGGTAACATTCACCATTCTTAAGCATCTCGGGGATGCGGTCGTCACTGGCAGGGTAATAGACGCGGTTACGGAAAATTTCGTCCGGTTTGACTACCTCAAAACCTCTGTCGGTGATTTCGGCAATGACTTCATCGTGGATTCGCTTTGCTTCGGCGTTCCAACAGCTTGCCGTGTCGATGAGGACTGTTTTGCCGTATTCGAGCGCATCGCCTTTTTTGACGAGGTCTTCTGCTATCTCGCCAATGAAATGCAGAATGTAGGCTCGGTGCTTGGCCTCAAATTTGGGGCGGCAGGTACATTTGCCGTCATCGGTGGCCTTCATCTCCCAGAAAAGGCAGTTGGCGTTGGACGTGTTGTGGGGGCATTCTCGGCATTTGCACTCACAGCCTCCCTCGAAATCTTCATCATCCTGATTGTCGCTCAGATACCATGCAGAACGGTTGAGAGTCATGAATTCGGAGGCAGTGAAGCGTGTGGCCATATCTTTGGTGATTTTTGCATAACTGCCGTATGTTGCGAGGAATTTGCGCTGTAAATCTTCCTCAAACTTGCAGATTATCATGCCGGCGGCGATAGCCATTGAACCCTCCCTCACTTTGAGGAGCAGCTCTGGAATGAGATTGTTGAGTTTGACACGGTCCTGAACGAATCTTACCGACTTGCCGAAGCGAAGCGCGACCTCATCGGCGGTGTTGCCCTTTTCAAGGAGCACAGCGAAAGCGTAGGCTTCTTCAATGGGGTCAACATCTTTGCGCTGGAGGTTCTCGGTAATCATCGCATCGAAAGCCTCGTCATCGGTCATATCTCGGACGATTGCGGCGATTGTGGGCCACTGTTCCGGCGATTCTGCGTTGAGGGCCTTCATAGCGCGGTAGCGACGCTCGCCGCAAACAATCTCGTAGCCGTCGGGAATCGCTACGGAGTCACCGCTGCCGGGTTCAGTGCCCTCAATAATTCTTGGCCTTACTGTGATAGGTTGGATTAACCCCTGCTGCCGGATGTTGTCGGACAGCTCTTGGAGCGCATCCTCCTCGAATGTCTTGCGAGGGTTCATCGGAGAAGGGTGTACCTCGCCGATTGGAATGTTCTGTACTTCCATAGAGTTTGTTGTAATGGTTTGACTTGTAATTTGTTATACTGTAAAGATAATCATTTTTTACGAGATATGAAAGAATAAAGGCCACCATTTTTACACCATTTTTCGTGTAGGATTGAAAGGAAACCGCGCCTGGCCGTCTCTTTAAGCATTGCCATGTCCTTTGCGTTAATCTCGCATGGCGTTAGGCCGTTTATTGTTGTATAGCGAGGTATCCCGAAATAGCGGCGAATCTGTTCAATGGCCTCAGTGTCTTTCGTTCGCCAACTCACCCATAGCCGCTCTTTCATTTGCGGAAGGATTTTTCATTGCCAAACACCACGATTGAAAGCATCTCACGGAAGCGGTCGGCAATTCTGGCGCCGTATTTCTCGGAAATTTCCTTGGGGTCGAGGTTCGTTGTGATGACTGTGAACTTCTGATGATTGTAGCGATGCTCGATGAGGTCAATGATGGGGTTGAGGGCGTTGCCATATTCGAGTACCGTCTTTGGTTCTTCGCCAAGTTCGTCAACGGCAAGCATCGGTTTGGCCATAATCGACTCAAACCTCTTCCAATCTGATTTCGCTATCTGGGCGAGCTGCTTGGCGTTATAGAAATCCATGCCGAAGTCGGATTTGTACTGATAGCCGTAAGCGGTAGGGTCGATGTGCCCACAGTCGGCCAAATACTTCGCAGTAGAATTTATGGCATGGAGCAGCGTGGTTTTGCCATTGCCTACTTGGCCGGTGAATATCAGGCCGAATCTCGGGTGAGGCGATGTGAGGATTTCAGCGACTGTCCAGATTTTGTCGAGGGTAAATTCCCCGAACTCGCATCTGTACCCGCGTCGCTCAACTTCTGCGTTGTAGAAAGCTCCGATGAGCTGATATGCCTCCTCGATGGATATGGGAAACCTAAAACGTGGAATCCCAATCTTTCTGCTCCTTGCCATCCGCTTCAGTTCCTCGCCGATCGGCCGGAGTTTGGGTTTGTGTTCGGAATTGTCCATTGGTTTGACTTGTTTTGTTACGTTGTTCTTTTTCCAGTATCCACCGATTGGCGCGGCTGTCCCAGCGTTTTATTTTTCGGCCGGAGGCGTTTACCCAGCCAGTAGCGTCGAAATTGTAGAAGAATATTTCTGCCTCGGCCTCCCAGTCAACAAGACGTGTGTTCGCGTTTTGCGAAAGGAAATAAGCCTTGACTTCTTCAAGCGTCGGTGCCGGCGGTGATTCTTGTGGAGAGCGTGGTTTTGTTTTTTTATTATTGTTTTTTTCGAATTCTAAATCCAACACACCCTCCCCCGGCTTGTCCGGGGATATAGGGGATTTATTCTTTGGTCTTATAGTCTTTATATCTTTATTAATACTTGCATCTCTACTTGCACGGCTACTTGCATCTCTACTTGCATCTCTACTTGCATTTCTACTTGCATCACTACTTGCAGAGTGCAAGTAGTAAGAGGGTGCTTTTCGTTTGTCTTTTGCTGATTTATAGGAAAAAACGCCATTGCCAACGAGCCGGTCTCGGCATCGTATTAAAGTGCTGTCCGGGATATTCAGACCTAAGCAAAGATTCCGATTGGGACACACAAACGGCTCCGGCCATCCCTGACGATTAGCTTCCCTCAACAAATAGAAGTAAAGCGCGATCTCATGCGGGCTGAAGTTCACGTTGTCGTGTATCTTCCAAAAATGGTTTATCAATTCTAAATAGGTCATCGGTATAGCGGATATTGATTTAACACCTTGTCGATGTATGGTTGTGGGTTAGTATGTAAGTAGGTGCATACAGCCGTTACAAACTCTATGATGCCGTGGCAGACTACATAAACGCTGCCGTGGCTCTCTACGAGCGATTGCCAGGAATGTTGATGCTCTGACTGCTTGCCGGCGCTGCTTCCCTTGCGCTTCGGAACTTTCATCTCTACGCAGAGAGCGGCTTTGCCTCCGCATGGGAATAACAATATCAAGTCGGCCACCCCTTTTACCTGCCCCTCGTACACCATCATTGCGCCGGACTTGACGCCTCTCCATCCTCCATTGGGAACAGCGAAAAGAAGATTGCCGACCTTGGGGAATGTGGCACGGAACCAACACACGCAAATATGCTGGATTTTACTCTCGGAGTAGCCACGTTCCGCTTCAAGAATCTCCTTCTCTGTCATCGTCGTTATTGGTTTTAAAGTCACAATCATTTAAGAGTGTCACTATTCGTTTGCACTCCGGTTTACACTCCTCGCTGAATGTGGCAATCGAACGCCAGTCGGGACCAAAAAGCCCGGCCTCATATTTGAGGATATAGACATTGCCATTTCGGACAAGCAATTTGAAATTTTTTCTCATATGCGGTCCTTGAACAGGTTCATGCAGATATTGACCGTATCCTCCTCAATTTGTGTGGTGGTGCCTGTTACCTCGTTGGCGATATTCTTTTTGGTTTGAATGACTTGATACATATAATTGTCAATGGTCTTGTCACCAAGGAAGTAGTAGCAGTTGACGGCGTTCTTTTGGCCGTTGCGGTGCGCACGGTCTTCGGCTTGCTCGCAGTCGGAATAAGTCCAGGGGAACTCAATGAAACCGACACGAGATGCTGCCGTAAGTGTCAAGCCTGTACCGCCGGACTTGTAGTTAAGTATTATGAGTTTGCACTCGGGGTCATTTTGAAAGCGGTCGACGGCCATTTGCTTCTGCGCCACATTGTCAGAACCGGTAACGGTCACAGCGTCGGGAAACTCTTTTTTGAGAGCGTCAACAACTTCTTTCAGATAGGCAAACATAATCAATTTCTCGCCTCCGTCGATAACATCATGGATAAAGTCGGAGACAGCCTTGATTTTGCCTCTTGCGGATATAGCTTTCAACTGGCCTAATCTCACCATAACTTCACCGCGCATTGTCCGCGCGATTTTGTCATCATCGGCATTCTTGTACAAACGCATGTATTTGATGATGTCATTTTCGGCCGTATTGTATTCTTCTCGGTTTGTAATGTCGCAGGTTATGTACTGTCGCATCTTTTCAGGCAACTGAGAGAGCACATCTCGCTTCTCTCTACGGAAAAAGCATATCATCCTAAGCTGATAGTTAAGCCGTCGGAGATTGGAAGATTGTTTAGGCCCGTCGCAGAACTGTGAAACGAAACTCTTATATCCTCCGAAGTCTTCAAGTCGGCCAAGTATCTTTAGCTGCTGAATGAGGTCGGTATTGTTGTTGACGACAGGAGTGCCTGTCAACGCGAATATCCATTGTTTGCCTCGGCATATGCCCTCGACAAATTTGCTTTGCTGTGTCTTGGTCGATTTGCACTTGTGGCTTTCGTCTATGATTACGGACTTGAACAGCTTAATGCGCTCGTCGAACTTGATGGAGGCCAGCGTGAAGCGAGATGATTGCCTTACCTCGGTAACGAAGAACTTACGCAGGCTCTCATAGTTGACTATGAACACGTTTGATATTGACTCGCCTCGGCCGTTCTTCAACTCTATGAAACGGTGCCAGTCGTAGCGGTTGCGGTCATCAAGGATTATTGCATCAAGGCCGGCGAATTTCTTGAACTCTCGCTGCCAATTTATTTTTAGCGACGCGGGACATATCACCAAGGTAGGGAAAGATTCGCCGTAGAGTTGAGCATCCCGATGTGCCTTGACCACCGCGCATATTGCTTGGAGTGTCTTGCCGAGTCCGGGCTGATCTCCAAAGATGCAACGCTTGTGGTCTAACGCATACCTCACTCCCTCCAACTGATATTGGTAGGGGTCAAGGAGCATGTAGTGTTCGCCATCAAATTGCCTCATGGGAGGTATGTCATAAACGACATCGTGCGTCTCGGTTGTTACTTTGACGCATGTTGCCTTTTTGATATTGACCGCCCATTGAGCAAAAGTGAAGACAAACCACCGGGCATCCTTTTCGGGATTGAGCGATTGTTTCTTGCCGACTGTCCAGACCCTGTCTTCTCTGTCCCATTTCGGTTCGCCGGGGATATAACGACCAATCCTCTTTATTTGGTCGATTAGGCGCCGGTCAAACTCAAAAGAAAGCCGGAAAGCCGAGGGAGTTTCAGTGATATACACAGGCTTCATATGTTATGCCACATGTTCTGCCTCCTGGCTTTCGGGCAAAGAGACATCATCAGTTGGGGTTGCGGAAGCAAACGGGTCATCGGGATTATCGAAGTTGAGTTCAGTCTGTTTAATTTGCCACTTGCGTTCGGTGATATATTGCTCCACCTCGTATATACATGCTTGCAATGCGGTGTCAAGTTCAGCGCATCGCTCGTAAGATTCGGTGTCGGGATTGAGCGCCGTGGCCGGAGCGCATAGGTTGAGGACTTTTGATGTGCGCAGGGGGCGCTTGCCGATGAGCGTTACCATCGGGTTGACATCATCTTCACTAATGGAGAAGCCCGTCACTTCAAGATAGCGGAGAGATTCTACCGTCTCGGCATCGTCAAGATTATACCAGTCGATGCGGTCTGCCTCTTTTTGCTCGGTGAGGTCGGCGAGAAAAGGGACGAGTCCGGCAAATGCGGCTTTAAGGTCTGGATGGCAGATGTTTTTGCCTTTGAGTGTTATATCATTTCCGTCCCGGTCATAGAACGACGCCTCGACTGTGCCGCCCTTGGCGATTTTTGCCTTGCGGATTTTAATGTCTGACATAGTGCGGTTGTATTATCTATTTTGGTATTCGTCAATAAAGTCGGCAAAGAAGCGATCCGCAGGGAGCGGGAGGTTTATTCCCCATTCCGTTGCCGCGTCTGCCTGAACTTTGTTTAGAAAGTTTGTCATTTGGAGAGAGTTAAGTGTAGAACTGCGTCCGGGTACCCATACAAGGCGATTTCCAATCATCACCTGACGAGAGAGGAACTTGGCCGCATAGTAGTCGTGCCAATCTTCTTTCGGTTGCCCCGTCTGTTCTTCCAGACACTTGAACCACATCCACATCAACGAGTTCTGCGGTATGGTGCGAGGCTTGGTCTTACGGACAATCTTCAACGTGTAGACCCCATTAGACAAGCGTGAGCATAGATAGTCGAATGACTTCTCCATGCTCACGTTGCCGTCTTTTTTCACGAGTTCAACTTCCATTTATTTACTGTCGGGGGAATGGCAGGTTCTCGGCCGTAGGCCCGTATGGATGTCCGCTTGGCGGTTGCTGATATTGCGGTTGTGCCTGTGCTCCGTATTGTGGACCATAGTTTGGCATTGCCCGATATTGCGGCTGTGGCGCAGGTGCCGGCATCGGTGTTGCTTGGTATGGCTGCGCTTGCTGTTGCGGTTGGAGTGATTCAATCTTCCATACGGTGCATTCGGTGTAGAACCTGCCGTTGTATTCTCTTGAAGATACGTCAAAAGAGAATTTAAGCCGTTGGCCGGGGGCGAGGTGTGCGCTGTAAGTCTCGACTTGCCTTGTCATCAGCGTAAGCGCAAGGTCCTTGGGGTACTGGTCGCCGTATGTGATGAGTATTATTTGCGTGGTGTAAGCATTGCCACGTTGAGATGTGCCCGATGTCGGTTGAAACACCTCTTTTATTGTTCCTATGATTTCCATATTAGTCTCGGAGTTTGATTGTGAAGCTGCCTTTGCGAGCGGTTTGTTTAAGGTATCGTTTGTAAAGGTCGGGATGCTCGTTCTTAAAGCGTGCGGCGTCGAACGTTTCTGCTGTACTGTCGCTGGCAATGGTGGCTTTGAACATTCCGCTATCCCACGACTTCACGGCGTTTGACTCCATCGCTTGACGGAGTCGTGATTTCATCTCGTCGAGAACTTTTTTTGTCTCATCCGCTTGGCGTGTGATTTGGTAAATCATCTGCACAAGCTCTTGCGGAATGAGCTGTACTTTCGGAGCAGGAACGAGTGCCGTTTCTCCAAGCAGGATTTTTGACACCTCGGCGCCATCGTAGATAAAGCCGTTATCGGTGTGTATCCACGGCACTGAAAGAAGCAGCTCGACGAGATTATCTGGTTTGCGTTCGATAATCCAAAATGCGCCGTCGGCGTGTCGCAGCCAATTACATGCAAGCCCCTCGACTTTGATTTCTGGATTTTGACGCTCAAAGAGGTAGGCATAGACCGACAATTGCCACGACAAATACTCTTGAAGTGCGGCCTCGCCACCGGGGTAATAGTTGAGGTTGTTGGTCTTGGTGTCAATCAGCCAAATGCCTTGCGTATCAACTTTCAGCCAAACATTGTCAATGTTGGATGCGTAGCGCACCTCATCGCTCACGGTGTACTCGTTTGCAACAGGTTCAAAGCCTTGGCGATGTCTGATGTAGGTTTCAAGCTCGTTTTCCACGTTCCAGAAATCGTCGCCCGGACCTTGCCGGAAGCGTTCGCTTTTCGGGTGCGCCGTCACTTTGATGCCGAGATTGTCGTATGCTTCAATGGCATGGTGGACGGCGGTTCCGTATTCGCCGGCACGAGGGATGGCCACGTTCTTGACAAACTCGCTGGCCTCGGGATATATTCCAAGTTGAAGGACTTGATGAATGAGCGACGTTATGCCGCTCATTCTCTTGTCCCCAAGACGGTAGCCGTGCGGATTTTCGCTGAAAACCACCGGCGATTGGGCAAGTGCTATTTCCATTAGTCAGGGAGTGATTGAAGTGCGGTTGCGATTGCCTTGTAGAACTCGCTGTTTTGGGCGCAAAGGGTAGGAGTGCTTTGGCTTATCTCATTCCAAAGGGAAGTTGCCTCGGCTTTGGTCTTGCATTGGTTAAGGCGAGTGAGCGCGGTTTGGAGTTGTGCGGCTGCGGAGATTGTGGTGTTTGATTGTCCTTTGAAAGTAGCCTCATTCCCACAAGCGGCGTTTGCGTCATCATCAGCGTCTGCCACAATGCCGAGGATGGCGCAGTAGGAGTAACGCTTGATATAGGTGATTGCCGAGCCAAGAGCCTGATAATCCACGCTATTGCCGGGAAGCGAGATAGGCAATTCTGATTTTATCCACTGGCCGCTTTTGTGGGTGAGCAGCGTGATAAGAGTCCAGTTACAGATGATTTGCGACACCGCGAGGCCATTTTCTTTGAGCGCCGGCGCGGCGGCTTCTGCACAGGCGGAGAGGTCGGCATACTTGAACTTGTATTTGCCGCCGGTCTTTGTCTTGACCTCGACCTCTTTGTTTAGTTTAGGCTGTTTAATTGAGCCTTGAAGAGCGGAGAGAGCGGCGGCAATCTCGTTGATTTCCGCGCTCATGAATGTCTGCTCCTGTGGGATTGTAGTGTTGTTTTCGTCCATGAAAAGGAGTTTTATTTGGTTTGACTTGTGTTTGTTTAACTACTGTAAAGTTATTGAAAATTAACACGTTATGCAAATTTTTGAGCTGCCATTTTTACACCTTAACGTTTACTGACATTTGCCGCCGCGTCTTCAAGTGCCTGGCGGAAATTATCAATGTCCTCGGGAAAAATATAAATGCAACTGCGTTTTTGATTGCGGGCGTTCATCTCAGTGATGGTGATGTATTCGGTTCCCTTTGAGTCTTCTCGTAAATCAAAGTAGTAGATTCGTGAGCCGGCGCTCACTGTTTGCTGATGTTTTGTCATAGCTCTGATGTGTTAGAATATTTGGTGAGAGAGGCAGGAATTGCACCTGCGAGGGGTGGGAACGCCGAAGCTGCGCCGCCATGCCTCTGTCACATGGCCTTTCTCTCCCGTGAGCCGGTCTTTCCCGGCTGTCATGGGTTGGCAATCCTATATCCAATTTATGTGTGGTGACGGAGGGCGCGACCCCTCGACCGTTGCGAAATTATCAGCAACCCTGCCGTGCCATATTTATCATCGACAGGCCGATTCCGTAGAAGCCACGCGGCATTTCCGTGGCAGTGTCGTCACCATTGCCCGGGGACGCGCCCCGGGACTGCTTTACGAAAAACACAACTTCGCGGCGCCATCACGGCGCGGCTCGTCTTATGTGGTATAAATGCTTGCATTTGCTTTTCCTCCTTTTTTTGGCCGCACTCTTGCGTGCCGGAGAGGCATGCCGTTATGTCCTCGCGGATTTTACGGCATGGAACATTGAAATTACTATTTATGAAAAAACTATATCATTAGGTGCCGGTCTTTCCCGGCGGTCAAGTTTTGAAGCACGCGGCCGACCCTCACGGGCTTGCCGTCGCAAAATGAATTGACACATATTTTTGCAAAATAAAGCCCGTCGCGGGCTTTTAGGAATTGAAAACCTAAAATCATTGGCGCCGGGGGCGAGGGTCGAACTCGCATCACCGCTATTGCCGGTCCGGACCGACAACTCCCCGGCTATTTTGTCACATAGGTATGCCTGCCTCGAAGCACGCCCATAGAAATATCCTCACTGCCTCGACGAAAAGAAATGCACCCGATATTATTCCGATTATAATCAGCAGAGTCCATGCCCGCTCTTTAATTTTCTTCATATTCATATTCGTTTTATTTTTGCAAGGGTCTCATATCACGGCAGTGTCTTAGAACCTGTTCCGCGTTGCAGAACCATTTGCCGTTTTGTCCCCCCGACCGTTTTTCACATTCGATGTCGCCTTTTTCAATCAATCTTTCAAGTTTACCTCTGCCGACAATTTCCTCGGCCTGTGTTTTGCTGAATGTATATCCGGCCATTACGGCGAATATGTTTTCAAGCAATATCTTCTCTCGGTTGACTTCCCGGATTATTTGTTGTTTCATCCTGTTATGAGATTCGTGTTACTATTGATTCTCTGTTTTTAAGGTCGGCGATTACGGACCAGCGGCGACCTTCGGAGCGTTCTACGGCCATGCCGCCGTTGCCGGTGGTTGACCGCAGGCTGTTATGTTTTGATATGGGAAAGCGGAGTATATCGCCGACATCCATCCCTCTTATCAGCGCGGCCAGGTCGCCACGCTTCAATTCGTAATCAATCGTTTTTTCCATATGATATTTTGTTTTAGTTTGCATTTGGAATTTGGTTAGGAATGGCGGCAGGTGTCGGTCCTGCATTGTCCACTATCGCCCGAAGGTTACGCCATTCTGAAAAAAACATTAACTTTGCGTTGCCAACTTAAAATTAATGATTATGAGAGTTAGAAAAGCCGGGGATTCGCCCACCATTGAAATGTGGGATGTCTCCGAAATCATGAATTATCTAAATTGTGACGAAATGAAAGCGAGAAAAATCATGGACGATTACCATCAAGAAAATGGCGGCTATGGTCCGGTAGAAAAAGCGCTCATACTTGACTACATTGAGCGGAAACAGCGAGAGGAGCGCGAACGTGAAGCTCGCTATCAATCAGACATCGCCAATGCCGAAAGCATTGCTGTTCTCAAGGAACAGGTTAAAGCCCTCAAAGAGTCATTTAAGTCATCTTCCGAAGATGCGAAGAAAGCGAGAATAAGAGCCGACATATCAAACGTCATTGCGTTGTGCGCCCTAATTGTCGCCATACTTGCCCTAATTTTGAAATAGCTGGGAACGGTAGATGGATTCGCACCAACGTCCTCTCGCTTAACTGGCGAGCGCTCTGCTTCTGAGCTATACCGTTCAATAATAATTATATCGTCGGCCTTAGGCCGTTGATAGGTTTCGTTACTCCGTCCGCCATATTGGCGGGCGTTCCCTCCTAATTGTCGGCATAAGCAAGGAGGGTTTATCTTATCGCGGACACGGCCTTCCGTGTCGCTCATCGTCGCATCGGCATCATCCGCTTGGCCTGACCGCTATGCGACGGAATTCCCGTAATGTCAATGTCCTCTTTTTTGTCGTTCCTCCGGGCGGAGTCGAACCGCCATTGCCGTTTGTCGGAGGAATCGCGCTCCTCTGAGCGCTTTTTCCGTTCGCAGTAATTATTGTCTTGAAAGATGTGTTTGATATGATATTGAAAACTGGTTCAAGACGATTGCCGTAACGGGTTTATGATGGTTTGGTTTGACTTAGCAGAGAGCGTCCTGGGCGATGACGGCGGTGAGCGATTTTAAAGCATTTTTCAGATGTTGGTTGTTTTTAAACTCCATGAACCAGCGGTCGCGCTCTTCTTTGGCTTTCTTTTCCGCCGATGCGAGCCTGGTTTCAAGTTCGGCTATATATGCGTCGCGTGTGTCAACTTCATCACGGTAGAGGATAGTGTCAATGAGGGTTGCCTGTTTGTATATGAATTCAGACTTCTCTTGCTCCCCGACGATGGTGTCAACGTCTTCATTGTTTTGGATAGATGCGAGTTGTGCGCCGATTTGGTCGAGGAGAGAAGAGATGCGTAATTGTGCGCTCTCATACTCGGGTGTAGGTTTGTATGCCATTTTTTTGCGGTGATTTAAGTGGGTAGGGGGATTAGCCCTTTCCCGGGTTAGCATTATTGATCGATTTAAATTTTGGAGATTCGGCTAAAAGTTTTATATTTGCTCTTAGTTTTGAACCACGATGCAAAGATAACTCTAATTAGAGTAATTTGCAAATCATACAACCCTAAAAAGAGTATTATTAACTTATATTAACATTTTCGCTATGTCATTGCCAGAAAGACTTCAACAAATTTTAAAATATACTCAACTTTCTGTTCGAGGGTTAGCGATAAAATGTGGTCTAAAACAGCAGACATTAGACAAACATATTAAAGGTATTTCGGAACCGAGTGCAATAACTCTTATAAATATTGCGATTGCATATCCCGAAATTTCAGGTGATTGGCTTTTGACGGGCGATGGAGAGATGATAAAAACTGCAACGATTACGGACATTGACCGCATCGCCTCTCTCGTAGACACAATTGCAACCCTTCAAAAAGCCCTCGCCGACAAAGACAAAACCATCGCTCTCCTCACATCCCAAATCGACCAACTAAAAAATCGGATCAACTAATGAAAAAGTTCGCTTTGTCAATTATCGTCGCTTCATTATGTTTACTTGCAGTCTTCTGTGTTTCTATCCCAAAACCCTCATATGAATCATCCGTAACGTATATTGACTACAGCTCAATAACATCCCAGACTGGAGTATTTCTTACTGAAGCCACCTCTCTTCCGCAATCTTATGATGGATTAGGCAGTGTGTCATCTTTTGTTCAAGATGGTTATGTTGTCACAAGCATAAAACAAGTCAATGATACAATCAATGACCCTCTATACGGACAAGTAATAACCAAGAAAAAGGATAAGGTCAAATACGGCGATTATAAAATTGCATCCCCGATTGAAGCGATACGCGTTGCTGCTCTTAAAGCAAAGGAAAAGGGCGCGAACGGTATAATTAAATTTGCAAGTTCAAACTATTCCAGGGGAACGAGTATCCTATGTTGTAACTGGAATGGCCGTTAAAATCAAATAATCTACAAAAGCAAATGAAAAAAGCACGTTGGATTATAGCAGCACTATTATGCCTGATTGTTTCGTCGTGTGGTTCTAATGATGAGCCGGAAACGCCAAACCTAACAGGCCCTTATGTGGCCAATATTGATTCCCACAATATTGATGCTAAAGACAGACTTGTAGAACAGTTAATCGGTGACTATACTAAATTCGGCACTAAATTAGAGTTGCTTATTAATTTCGGGAAGACTTTTATTGATTATGTGGAAAAATATAAAGGTACCAATTTGCCATTCATAAAAAATTATGTTTTCACTGATAACGAGATTAGAACTTTCCCAAACGAAAGTATGGTTTTTGATATCAAACCTAATTTTAATATTGGAGGTGCGATTGTTGAAATGAAAGTTGGTGTCCCTAAATATGATGAAAAGTTGCTAAATAAAGTCCGCAATAAGAAGGGATTTTACATTTATGGCAAAGTTGAAAATGTTGAAATTTACGGACATCAAATAGACTACTCCTATATCGAAACAATTGAGATAACATACTCTCCTGACGGATTTGATTTAATCCCTATGAGTGAAAAGTGATAACTAATCCCAAGTCAAGCCAACCAAACCCAATAATGGCATTAAGATGACCGAAACCTAAGAAACTTTCCGAACACTTGTCGGAAGAATTTAATCAATGGCAATAATTTATTGATTATCCGGATGTTATGGGCGTGGAGATAGTGACAATCAATTTTTTTTGTTATATGGTTTTGGGTTGCAAGAGGTGCGGGGATCAATCCTGAGGTTCGATGTGGACATATATTATGAGGTTGCTGCCAAATTCCTGTTCAAGCCGCTTCTCGACATTTGTCGCAATCTCATGGCCTTCTCTTACGGTGATGTCCGGCCGGACATGTATATTGACATCGATGATGATGGAATGACCGTTTTTCCTTGAACGCAGGTTGTGTACTATCATCACGCCCGGCACTTGCCGGATACATTCGTCCATTTTATTGATTGTATTTTCCGGCAATGATTTTTCAAGCAGTTCGTTCAACGGCGGAATCGCTATTTTTACAGCCGAGACGCAAATCATGGCTGCAATAATTATGGATGCGACCGGATCCATGATTCGCCACTGCGGTCCCATGAAAATTGCAAATGACACGCCAATCAAAGTGGCGATTGATGATATGGCGTCGCTGCGATGGTGCCACGCGTTGGCAATCAATGCCGGGGAGTTTATTTTTTTACCATAACCGATGGTGTAGCGGTAACAAAACTCTTTCAAGGCGATTGAGGCCGCTGCAATATAAAGGGTCCATATGCTCGGGCAAGGCAACATGGTGCCATTAAGCGACGATATAAGCAATGTGATTCCGTCAAAGCCTATCGCCACGCCTGCTCCAAGAAGTATTATGCCTATAATTGCCGTTGCTATCGTTTCAAATTTACCGTGCCCATAGGGATGGTCGGAGTCGGCTTTCTTATAGGAGGCCGCCACAAAGGCTATTACAATAAAGTCGGTAATAAAATCACTCATGGAGTGATAGCCGTCAGCAACCAAGGCGTCACTGTGGCCCCGATAGCCAAAAAACAGTTTCAAGGCTACCAAGACTGCATTTATCCATATTCCTACGATGGTAACCTTGCGGATTACTTTTACTGTATCGTTCATAGATGTTTTATTTTACAGCGGTATCGTAATGCGCTTATCGGCAGGGCTGATGTATTTTTGAAAAACTATGACAATAAGCGTAAGCAGCTCGGAGACGGGAATGGCTAACCACAGGCCGGAGATTCCGATTAAGTCGGGTAGCCAAAGAAGACATGGCACTACGAATATCATGCCGCGAAGCAGGGTGAATACAGTGGCCGTCAGGGCTTTGTTAATTGCCTGATAGTAGCCGATAAATGCAATGTTGAGCGCGAAGAATATGCCGCACATGGCAAATTTGGGCAACCCTGAGCAAGCGAGTTCAAATGCCTCTGTGCCGGGGTCTAAGAACATCATGACAAGATATTCGGCTCCTCCGGCAATGGACGCGACTTCGATGATTCCGCAAATCGCAGCCGCTATAAGCGCGGTGTGCAATGCCGTTTCGACACGTTTCATATTCCCCGCTCCGAAGTTGAAGCTGATAATCGGCTGTATGGCTTCTGATACCGAGTTGTTCACTGAGAAAAGGAACGGGAACAGATAACAGGCTATGCTGAACGCCGCCACTCCGTTATCGCCCAAGGCGCGGATAAAGACATGGTTGGCGGTAAACAGCATTACCGACATGGCCAGTTCGGTAAGCAATGTGGCAAATCCGATTTTCACGATTTCCCACGTTTGGCGTGCGGCATCGCATATCCCGGCAATGGAGAGTTTCAGACGCGCGAAATTCAGCACCTCCGAAAAGCGGAAGAAATATAGCACTGCCATTGAGCCGCCGAAAATACAGCTTATGGATGTTGCCATTGCGGCGCCTTTCACGCCCAGCCCGAGAGGGAAAATAAATATCCAGTCGAGTACGATATTGACGATGCCCGGAATTACATTGCAGAACATCGCATATTTCGGAGAGCCGTCGAGGCGGATAAGCATCATGCCGATAAGTTGGAACATGACGAAGACAATTCCCGGCAGCAGCCACACCAGATAATCAAGGCAATGTGATTTAAGCGTTGGGCTGCATCCCAAAAAGTCGACTATATTTTCAGCAAAGCAAAAACATAAGGTTGCAATGACGGCTATCAACAATATCCCGGCCGTAAACGCTTGCGTTACAATTCTGTCGGCCTCGCCGACATGCTTCTTTGCCATGCTGATGCTCGCCGCGACAGATGCGCCGATGCCAAACATCAGGCCCGTGCCGGACACTACGGAGAACAGCGGCGACACAATGCTGATTGCCGCTATGCCTGCCGGCCCTACTCCATGCCCGATAAATATGCCGTCGATAATCACAAACAGCGCGTCGAACACCATCGCCGCCAATGTGGGGAAGAAAAGTATGCGGAACAGCTTCGGGATATTTCCACCCCCGAAGTCGAGCCCTTTATGTCCGTTTTCCGGTTCCATTGCTGAAAAATTATTCTATAAATTTGCCCGTGACGCTGTCGGGATTGGATTTTATGTCGGCCGGCGTTCCGGCAGCGACAATCTCTCCGCCGCTTTTGCCGCCTCCGGGTCCCATATCGATTATATAGTTGGCATTGCGTATCACGTCGAGGTCGTGCTCGATTACTATAACTGTCGCGCCGGAGTCAATCAAATGACGGAAAACTTCAAGCAGAGTGCGCACATTCAGCGGATGCAGGCCGATGGTGGGTTCGTCGAAAACAAACACCGTATCGTTTTGTTGCCGTCCCATTTCAGACGCAAGTTTCAGGCGTTGCGCCTCTCCGCCCGAGAGGCTTGGAGTGGCTTCCCCAAGTGTAAGGTAGCCCAATCCCAGGTCGTTTAATGTGGAGAGCCGTGATGCCACGGTTTTGTAATCGGCCGCTGTTTTGATGGCGTCGGAGATATTGGCTGCCATGATAGAGGGCAGAGAGAACGACCGTCCGCTCTTTGTGTGACATTCCACCAGGCAGGCATTTCGGGAGTATCGGGAGCCGTGACATTCCGGACATGGTATATCCACATCCGGCAGAAATTGCACGTCAAGGCTCACCGTGCCTGTCCCGTCGCATACCGGGCAACGCAGCTTCCCCGTATTGTATGAGAAATCGCCGGCCTTGTAGCCGTATTTCTTTGCATCGGGCGTCTTGGCAAAAATCTTGCGAAGCTCGTCATGAATATTGGCATAGGTGGCCACTGTGGAACGCACATTAGCTCCGATCGGGGTTGAGTCGATGAGCTTTACTCTCTCAATTCCCGGCGCGTCTACGGAATTCACATTCTCGGGCAGCTGCCCGTGATTTACCGATGCTTCAAGCGCCGGCACAAGGCTTTCGAGAATCAGCGTGGTCTTTCCCGAGCCCGACACGCCGGTCACCACAGTAAGCCTTCCTTTCGGGATATCGACTTCCAATGGCTTCACGGTATGTATTTGTGATGTAGACAAGTGTATTGTCCCTTTTGCAAACATGTCGTCGGCGGAAATCTCAGGAATCACTTTGTCAGTGACTCTTCCCGCGAGGAAAGGGCCTATTTGGGAGGCCTTGTCGTCCTCAATATCTTTAACAGTGCCTTGCGCCACAATTTCACCGCCGTCGGCTCCTGCCCCCGGGCCCATTTCCACAATCCAATCGGCGTGCCCGAGGATTTGAGTGTCGTGGTCGACAAGCACGACAGAGTTGCCGTCGGCAACGAGGTCGTCCATTACGCCGGTGAGCCCCGCTATATTGGCCGGATGCAGGCCGATTGACGGTTCGTCGAGCACATAAAGGACTCCCGTAGTGCGATTTCTGACAGCTCGGGCAAGCTGCATGCGCTGACGTTCGCCCGTCGAAAGCGTCGACGCAGCACGGTCAAGGCTCAGGTATCCGAGGCCAAGGTCGATAAGGCGGCGTGAGGTGGAAAGAAATGACTCGCATATGCTTTGAGCCATAGGGCGCATATCCTCAGGCATCAAACCGGGCACTTTCTTGACCCATTCGATACAGTCTTCCAATGTCATCATGCACACATCCGCGAGATTCACGCCGGCTATCATGGGCGCGCGGGCCTCCTCCGACAGGCGTGTGCCGTGACATTCGGGGCACACGCCTTGCTTGAGAAATTTTTCCACGCGAGCCATGCCCTTCTCGTCTTTAACCTTGGAGAGCGCGTTCTCGACGGTAGCCACAGCGCTATAATATGTGAAATCCAGCTCGGTGGCCACGTTGCTTGTCTTGGCTTTATAGAAAATGTGCTTTTTCTCCATCGGACCATCATATACAATCTCCTTCTCCTTGTCGGAAAGCCGGTTGAAAGGAACGTCGGTCCTTACACCCATTGCCCGGCACACATCGGTCATCAGCGTCCACATAAGGCTGTTCCATGGAGCCACGGCGCGTTCGTCGATGGTCTTGCTCTGATCCGGGACAAGGGTCGAGCGGTCAACTGTCATAATCACTCCTGTTCCATTGCACCGGCGGCAGGCTCCGGCGCTGTTGAATGCCAAATCTTCCGCTCCCGGTCCGTAGAAATGCGTGCCGCACTTTTCACACACGAGCTCCTTTTCGGCCGCGACGTCGAGAGTGGGAACATGATAGTGTCCGCATTGGGGGCATTTGTGCGAAGCAAGACGCGAGAACATAAGGCGCAGGCTGTTGAGCAGCTCTGTGCCTGTTCCGAAAGTGCTTCTGATGCCGGGCACGCCGGGTCGCTGATGCAATGCTATCGCGGCAGGGACATACATTATGTCGTCGACCTGCGCCTTGGGCGCTTGTGTCATGCGCCTGCGCGTGTAAGTCGACAGCGCTTCCAGATAGCGGCGCGACCCCTCCGCATACAGCACGCCAAGAGCCAAAGAGGATTTCCCCGAGCCGGATACGCCGGCGATTCCAACGATTTCGCCGAGCGGGATATCTACATTTATATTTTTGAGATTATGAACTCTTGCTCCACGGACAAGAATCTTATCGTGATCAGTCATATAACGTACAGCGATATATAAAATGCTTTTGCAAAATTAATGATATTATATCAATAAACAAAAATGGGAACAAGCTGAAAAGTCGGTGCATGTAATCGCGTAGCGATTCGGAAAGAAATTTGTGAAATTCGTGCAATATGTGAAATTTGTGTACCCCGGAGCGCGGTCGCGCTCTTTTTTTACCACGAATTACACAAATTTCGCGGATTTCACAAATTATTTTGAATCAATCATGTAGGAACACAATCCTCCGGATTGTGAAAAATATAATCACAATCCGGAGGATTTGAACCGCACCCCAAAAGTTAGACACAAAACTTTTGGGGTGCATTATGTATAGACACCATAACTTTGAAGAACGACTTAATGTAGTAAGTCGACTTATGTCAGGCGAGCCCATCACGGCT